CCCGTTCGTCGTGTTCATTTAGGGGGGCCACCTTACACAAACATATATTTTTTTCAACATATAGACAATATATTTTTGGCCCCCCCTCTCGGTGTTTTTTATTATTTTTTTTCTAATATATAGTATTTTTTATTCGGCTTAAAAAAAATTTATTATATAAATCTATAATATAATGTTCTCAGTTATTGCAAATCCATTCAGCGACCCAAATAATAGAGATGACGGTGATTTATATACAAATGGACAATATATAAAGGATTCTAAAACCATGATTGAGGAGGGTGTAGTATATTACGACCCTAAAATAAAAAATAAAAAATTTGATTTAGCTATAAGAGATGATGTTAAACAAGGTTTCCACCCTTTAACATTAGCCAAACCAATAAAACCTGGCCTACCAAAAATAAAACAAAATTATTTCGGTAAGAAATTAAGTCCATTAGAACAACACCAACAAAAACAATACAAACAAATAATGGAAAACTATAAAGAAGAAATGATGTTATATAGAAAAAGACAAAAAAAAAATTTTGAAAATACATTAAATAAAGGTGAAAGTTATATTTTAACACGCTTACAAAATTATGCAAATCAATATGATAAAATTGATTTTAAAAATTGTAAAGGGTCTTTCACTTTTAGAATCGAACGACAAACAAAACAATTTGATTTTTCATTAAATTTAAAAACTATTGATGATGTTTTATTAGCTTCCGCAATGTTAATATCACCAAATAGAATTGATAGAAACAGACTGCCACCAAACTATAGAAAAACATATGAATTATTAATCGCTGCTAATTGTATGTATGATTATTTTTTTATAATGAAGTTTAGAGATATATTAAAAGTCTGGATGCCCGAAACTAAAACTTATGTTGATGAAAAATACGTATTTAATGACGAAAAAGGCGAATGGGAAGAAATACAAGTAAATAGAGTAGTCCCGAAATTATCAAGAGAATCACCATTACACAAATTTAACAGTTCATATGGTAATATTGAATTATACGGTAGATATTATACAAAAATTTTTAGAGATATAAAATTGAAAAATGTTAAATATCCAAATTTACAAAATTATAATATTATTGATTATACAGTAAATGAATATTGCGTTCCGTCATATTTAAATGATGCATTATTAAATAAAGAATATAAACAAATTAAAAACGATTTACAAGAAAATAAAACACCAACATATGAAGAATTAACGGTGATGTTAAATAAAATAAACTATAATTTAAATGTATGGATTATTGATGGAGAACAATTACAAGAACAAACAGAACATAAAAAAACATTAAATATTATGATACACGAGGAGCATATGTATGTATTAAAAAAGAAATTTAATAAAAATAATTTAAAAAGTGTATATTGTAAAACAAACGAAGATTTTAAAAATATCAAATGTGAATATTATAAAGATAGAGTAAAAATAAATAACGGCATTAAATATCACGATGCACCTTTTAACATTACTAAATTATTAAATATAAACGGTTATTATACAAATAAAAATATTGATTTTTATTATGAGTGTAATATTAGACCAACTTTTTATATTGATAATTGTATTGAAGGATTAACAACATTAGATATAAATAAATGTTATATAAACATTTTATTTAATAAAAATTATTCATATCCTGTATGCGACGGATCCGAAGAAACAACAACATATAACGATGAACATGAAATATGCAATACTGGCTTTTATTTTTGTATTTTTAATACATATAATGAAATTCATAAAGCATTATTTAAAAAAGAATGCTGGATTATGGGATATTTAATAAAAAAGTTAAATTTAGATGTTAAAATATTATATCAACATATACCATCCGATGGCGTGTCATTTTCTAACGAACAAATAGACGAATTGAAAAAATATAAACCACAAGAAATAAGAAATTATACGGGCATTTTAGCAAAATATACAACACAAAAAACAACAACTATATGCACCACAAGCCAACAAGAAAAAAAGGCATATGAAAGTAAATATACAAATTCATATGTTATTAATGATGAAGTTGAAATTGTATATAATCACTATAGACAAAAAACGGGCATATATGCATATATGGGCATTATTTCATATTCAAAATATGAATTATACAGAATATATGAAGTATTACAAGATATGTATTCATATGTAGGTATATATAAAATAAAAACGGATTCTATGCAAATTGACGAAAACGTAAGCGATGAAGATATTATTGAAATTAATAAACGATTAGAACAATATAATATAAGCATTAAGAGAGAAATTAAACGGCCAATTAATTATATTGATACAGTTGATGAACCAATCCCCCGCCCGATAATTGAAGAGCAAAAATCATATACAAGAGAACGACAAATATTACCATTGTTGAGAAATAAAAAATCTTTTTTTATTAGCGGGCGGGCTGGTTATGGTAAGACATATAAAATTAATAATGTAATTATTCCATATCTTAATAAACATAAAATGAAATATATTCACGCTGCACCAACAACGCATATATGCGATTTATTTAAAATTAATACTTTACATTCATATTTAAACAATGACCATTCTAAATTAGATGAAATATTTAAAGATATTGATTATTTAATTATTGATGAATGCGGATTAATCCCTGAACATTTTATTATTGTATTAGAACATATCAAAAAATTAGGAGTTAATATTATATGTGTAGGCGATATTAATCAATGCTCATATTCATTAATCAATATTATGGAGAGACAATCTATGATAAATATTTGCGATGGTATTATTTATAATGTTGTATGGACAGAACATGCAAGATATAATAAAGAGTATGACACATTTTTAAATAAACTTTTAAAATTTAATGTTATAGACGATAAATGCATTCAACATATTAAATCATATTTTACGATAAATAGTTATAAAACAAAAGATACAAATGATATAAAATTAACATATACGAATAATATGAAAAGTATGGTTGATGCAACTTCAACAATATTTAAAATGCAAGGTCATACAATTAATGAAAAATATAGTATATATGAAACAACACATATGCCTATGAAAGTATTATATACCGCATTATCACGATGCACCGATCCACAATTAATAACATTATTTTATTAAATATATAGTAAATTTTTTTATTATTATAAATATTAAAAATATTTTATAAACCTATAATATAATAATGGTCAATACGTATTTTTACAAGATTTACAATACCGACACACCGACTAAGAACGTATATATAGGATCCACGTGTAATATAAATGATAGATGGAGAAACCATAAATCAAATATTAAAAATAAAAATAATAGATTATATAAATTTATACGTGAAAATGGAGGATTAGAAAAATGGACATATAGAGTATTAATGCAACGTAATATACCTAATGACGACGAACGATATATGATTGAAGCTGAATTAATAAATCAATATGATATAAAAAATTGTTTGAATAAAAATATACCTAATAATTTTAAACAATATGAAACCCGCGAACAATATGATATGATACGCAATTATAAAAATATAGAATGTGAAATTTGCGGGACTGTATATAGAGGACTGCCACATAAGAGACGACACGAACGAACAAAAAAATGTAAAAAAGGCAAACCCCAAATTTTAATAATTTAATTTAAATATAATTACACTTAAAAATATTTTATAATATAATTATATATTATAGAATGGATAAAAAAAATTACGCTAAAAAATATAGAACCGAAAATAAAGAAAAATTAAACGAATATTTAAGGACATATCGTAATGAAAATAAAGAATATATGAAATCATATTATATAGATAATTTACAAAAATTTAAAAATAAAATTGATTGTAATATATGTCATAAACAATATAGTTATGCCAATAAACATAAACATATGAATACTAAACACCATATAATATGCCAAAATATAAATAATGTTAATTTAGGGCTTATAGTATAATTAGAATGTTGTTAATGATGTAATATCGGTTGTAAATGTATTCCCTGCATTATTTGTATCATAATATATTGTCCCGATTAATTGTTGCCCTGCTGTGCTGTCAAAATTTACTGTTGTATTTGTTATTAATTGATTTGTATTACCTATTGCCAAATCACCATTTATAACCATAGATGCGGATGCACCTATAGTTCTAATTTGAAAATATATTTCTAATTTCCACCGTGTCAATGCTGTCACCGGTTCTATATTATTAATGCTTATCATTTGAATTGCTGAAATAGTTGATGTATTTAACGTATATAATCTAAAATTTTGTATTATTCCGTTATTTGATTCCTGCATTGTTCCTATACTTAATAATCTAAACGTATTACCAACCGCCAATGTATTTGCTGGTATAAATGCGATACCGCTTATATTATTTGCGGTTGCAGTTGGTATGAATGACGGGGCGAATTGAAATGTATTCCCGCCAACTGGTGTTAATGCAACACCTGTATATGATATTTGCTGTGTTTGTCTCATAAGTGATGCATTAACATATATATCGGGTGATATTGATTTGTATAAATAAATATTTCCTTGTGTTTCAATTTGAGATGCTAATAAATTATTAACATTATTTATATTATTATTTTTCATATCTAATGTTTTTAAACATTGAACGGCATTAGTCCCTGTTGTTGTTAATATTGTATTCAATGCACTAATAGTTGCTGAACCTGTGGCCGTTCCAATATTAGTTGTTACGCCACCTTGTATATTTATATTTTCATTACTTATCGTTACAGTTGTATTACCTACAATACCTGATATTGTATTTACATTTATTATATTATTATTACTTAAATTAAATGAACTCACACATGCCGCCCCATTTAATACTGGACTTAGTATTTGCCGACTTGCCCCCGTCATTGTTATTCCTGTAACATTTGTTAATGTATTACTGCTCATATTTAATGTTCTCAAACATTGAACGGGGTTAGTTGTTCTTGTTGTGAGGACTGTATCAAATGCATTAATTGAAACAAAGCCCGTGGATGAACCAACAACAACGGATGTCGTTCCCGTTAATGTTATATTTTCATCACTTATTGTAACTGTTGAATTAGGCGCTTGACCTGTTATAAAATTAGCATTTGTAATATTAAATCCGTTCATATTTAATGTCTGATTCATAGTGGCCGATAATGTATTATTTAGCGCGGTTTGTAATCCTGATACTTCCCCAATCGTTATTTCTTGAACACCTATAAGTGTATTATTACTTGTTGTTTTTACAATTGCTGAACTATCTATATTTTTAATTCTACAATTACGAACATATATATTCTGACTTCCGTCCGATAATTGCTGATTTTCACTTATTGATAAGAATGATGACATATATATTATAAGTTTAGATAAGATTTTAAACCGTTATTTTCATATATTAATAATGCTGTTATGCTTCGTTGCCCACAGTTCATCTCTTTTATATGTTGTTCAACGTCATCTTCTGTTGAATTCCAATTTTTATTTAATATGTCTTTAGGTTTCCGCCCGAAACTGTCATATACATAATATTTATCATTTTCTTTTACAACCGCGACCCAATGGCTCCCTGGTTGATTATGTTTATCTAAATTAGCGATACAACAACATCCATTTTGTAAATTTGGTATTTTATCTGACGGATAACAACCTTTATAATTTTTCAATACTTTATAGCATATTTGATTAATTAAATGATTATTTGTTGTATTACTGCCTATATGCTTCTCTATAATTTTTAACGTATTATCATATATATCCATTATATAATAATATTACAAGATTTTAAAATTTAAATTTGTTATTTAACGATCCGACAATTCAACCATTTGAACCTTAGCATTTGCAATTGATACTTTGCATACCTGCTTAAATACATTTATAAGTAAAAGATTACGAGCTGCAAGAGCATTTACAAAAGATTGATTAACCTGCACACGAGTCGCCTGTGAGCGTCCGTCGCGATTTACGGCATATATAAATAGGGGTCCTTTCTGTTTCCATTGTTCATATGTTTCTGTTCCGCCATCATCTCCATACATACCACCGCCAATAACTGCCTGCATATATGCCCACGTGTAATAATCTTTACCATCAACAAATGTTGCGTCAAGGTCGGGCGCTGGATAATTCTTACCCGCAAAATTTAAGAAAAAGCGGGTCACGTCCATATTTACATCAATATTACGCGGATCCATAATAAATTTAGAAGCGGAGTATCTTGTATCCGAACCCGCACTTGACTGTTGATATGCCACGATTAAATGTGTCGTTGATGGTGAAACGTCAAAATTCTTTTGTGTTAAATTATTGCTGG